ATAATGGAAGACAGAAAGATTATAGACACGAATGGGTGGTTCTTTGATCACATGTTTTCACTCGTATGTTTTTTCCTAGGAGGCAAATCCGTATGTGGGGCAAATGCTTTATGGAGCCATATGTCTAGCAGCACTCAGGAAGTGGGTGAAAGTGATTGGATAAAAGCCAGTTTGGAAAACAGGGTATGTAATAGGTGTGTGAGCACTGTGCAAAGTGTGGCGACAAGGTTGAATGGGACCGCATTCTAAAGGGGTAATCCAGTGGCGAAATATGGAGTGAATTATTATAAAGTAGGACAATTAATAAACATTTATCCAGATAGTGAAATAGCCAAGCGTTTGAACATATCGAGAGAACGAGTTAGGCAACTAAAGATAATGGTAAGAAATAGGAAAATAGGGGAGAAGAGTGGGAAATGGAGATTTAGAATTAGACCTTGTTCAAAGTGTGGACAAAAGTTTGAGCCGAGGTATCAATTCAGCTCTACCTGTGGATGTATGGATTATGCTTATTCCAGGGTGAAGAAGTTGATGTGTGCCTCTACCTAGGAAATTGAACCCATTGCAAAGTAGGTGTCATATATGGTATAAATTACATTATGCCAAAAAAAGGAAATAAGCCACTAACTGGGGACGAAATAGAGCACATGTTGTTCTGGTGGGTAGCTTTGAGCGGAAACAGTAATAAAGTTGCCCAGAAGATGACAGAGTATCGTGGAAAGAAAACCAGTCGAAAAGTAGTGTGGCAAATAGCGCAGAAGCATGACTTTGATGCTAAAGCCCCTATTTTGAAGGCGAAGGTAGACGCTGTTCTTGCGAAGCAGAGTAGCACTGATTTGGCCCCGAGAACATCGCAGGAGATCCACCTGACGGAAGTTGGTTTGGATCTCCTATCTATTGATAGGGCTATTATTAAGCAATCGAAACGATTCATGCTTGGGGACAAACGATCTAACACCCCTTTTAGGAATGTAGGGGAAGTTATATCTGCCCTAAAGTATGTAGCCGAAACCGTGCCTGGATTAATGGGGCAAAACACAAACGAGATGCGTGATGCGGCTTTGGTCTCAGCAGAAGTTAATATAACGCAAGACTTTACAGAGTTGTTAAATCAACTAGAGCCGGAACAGAGAGATAGAATTATTTCCCGATACAGGGATAAGGTTATCGAAGGAACGGTGTCAATTCATGACTAATGCTAACAGAATGACACTTACAGAAGAGCAAGTCGTTGCATTAATGGAGAGGGCTCCAAAGCATAATGTTCTGCGTAATCTCGAGCGCATGGATCCAGTTATATGGCAGAAGAACAATATACGAACAGAGAAAGGTGAGCCTTTAGAGTTTATAAACCGAAGATATCTAGTGCAGCCGATGTCAGACTTTTCACCACACTTGGTGTTTAAGAAAGGCGCACAAGTAGGCGTGACTCAGTTGTCTATTGGCAAGGTGTTGTTTGTGTCAGACACCAGCGAGATGACTACCATATACACCTTCCCTACACGAACAGATGTAACCAAGTTTTCCAAAGCTAGATTTTCCGGCATAGTTAGGGAGTCCCCATATTTGCGTAGTCGTATTAAAAATTATGACAATGCGAGTTTTAAGCAGGTTGGGGACTCTATTATTTACTTCGAAGGAACTTGGACAGAGAGATCTGCTATTTCAGTTCCTTCAGACCTTAACGTGCATGACGAGTTAGATTTCTCGAAGCCAGGAGTTAGGGATGTATATTCCGCTCGTCTTTCGGTTTCCAGTAAAGCATGGGAATGGGATTTCAGCACGCCCACCCTTCCTAAATATGGAATAGATGCTTTATGGCGACAGAGTGATAAACATGTGTGGCGAGTGCGGTGTGATAATTGCAAAAAGAGGCAACAGGTAGACTTTTTCAAAAACATGGAGATAAGAAGGAATAGGGGAGGGAACGATAGGTACTACTTTGGTTGTCGTCGTTGCCACAAGGTTTTAGACAGATCTAAAGGTCGTTGGGAGTCTCTGAAACCGAACAAAGACATTCGTGGCTATTATATACCCCAAACGATATGCGGAGCCATCCCTGCGGCTTGGATAATGAAAGAATATAACCGTTTGAGAAACAAGCCGAACGGGATGAAGACTTTTAATAACTTCAATCTGGGTAAAGCATATGAGAGCGGCCAAGACCTTATTACCAAATCTTTAATAATGAATAGGGTGGTAGCCGGAACTAACGATCAGGGAAAAATATGTATAGGGGTTGACCAAGGAGATATTCTTCACGTTGTGGTTAGCAAGCTAACGGATAAGCGAAGAATCATTTTTATTGGAACCCTCGGAGACTTTGGTGAATTAGAACAGTTGGTTAATCACTACGCATCAACCCACCCTGTGATATGCGTACTCGACGGTATGCCAAACCATCGACCAGCCGTAGATTTGTCCAAAAAGCTTCCTCAGCTATTCTGTTGCTATTATGGTAGTGGAACTTTGGAAAAGGGGCTTGCGGATAAGAAGAAACTACAAGAAAAAGAGATACATGTGCCTAGAACAGATTCACTAGATAGCACAGCCGCCGTGTGGACATCGGGCGATTCGGTTATAGAAAACTACATTAATCCAACGACTATAAATGAATTTGCAGAACAAATGTCTAATATGAAGAGAGATGTGATAGATGATCCTAGAACTGGCGAACAAAAACCCATATGGGTAAATACAGGACCTGACCATTACCGTCATGCTGATTTGTACAACTGGCTAGCATCACAAATGTGGTCGGGTAGATTTAGTGATGAATTGGTTATTAGTGAACCCGAAGTTGATTTATCCCTTGGTGAAAATATATTCTCAGAGGCTGAAACATGGTAACACAAAATATCGACATCACGAAGGAACCTCGTTTTGGAGAGTTGGGTAAGCCAACCCTGCCTAGTTCTTATAATATAGGTGAGAAAGAACTGCACCACCTTCCAGATATCCCTCTTGAACAATTGGACAATATGTTCAAGCAAGATGGGCAAATATCTGGTTTGTGGCGGTTGATCACTACACCTTTACGAGCGAATGATATTCAAGTTCGACCGAAGAATAGTAGGTCCAAAAGGGAAGCTAACTTTATAGAAGAAATTCTCGTTAGCCCCAGTTATAGTGGAGGAATGAGGACCAACTTTCAGTTGGTGATGTCTACCGTGCTTCGTATGTTGCTAGACGGATGGGCTCCTCATGAAATAGTATGGCGATTGGATGAAGACGGTTTTGTTCGGGTAGATAAAATTGCTTATAGGTCAGCAAAGACGCTAACGGTAAGCACGAATAAAAACGGTGAGATAACCAGCTATAATCAGAAACGACTATTCCAGTTCGGTAGTCCGTCGGATGAAGTGATTATTCCTGCAGATAAGATATTGCACTTCACGTTTGGCGCAGAATGGAATTCTGTGTTTGGACGCTCTTTGTTTTTGCAGTCGTTTTATCACTATGAGAAGAAACATAAACTTTATTACATAAGTCATATTGCGGCACAGCTACAAGCGTTGAGAATGCGTGTTGTTAGAGCGCCTGAGGGCGAAGCTGTTGATAAGATACAAAGTATAGTTGAAGCGGTTGCCAAACTAGGGTTTAACTCTACAATAACGATGCCAGAAGGGTACGAACTAGAGATACCAGACATGGGGTCTGGTGGGGTTGACTTGCTTCCTCTTATACAGCATCACGATGTGCAAATGTCCAAAGCAGTGCTTTCCCAAGTTCTCGACGTTGGGGTCGAGGGTCGGACAGGTTCCTTTAACCTCTCAGACACTCACCTAGACATATTCATTACCAACTTGGGCCTAATAGCCAAAAACATAGCAAGCGTGTTGAATGAATCGTTGATACCGAGGCTTATAGAATGGAACTTCGGCACGGATAATTATCCCACGGTTAAGTTCGTTGCTTTTGATAGGGATGACAAGAGATTTATAGCAGACATGTTTAATAGGGTCGCCTCTGCCAAAACGCTTAATGTTTCACCTGAGTTTATGCTTGAAATTGAAAAGCAAATCGCAGATCAGATTGGCATAGATATTAATTATCTCGAAGTCGAAGATAGAATGAAGCAGAAGATTGAGAAACAATTGGAGGATGCATTGTCTGATGATCCCGAAGATGATGGTAAAATCGACGACGAGGATGAGTTCCCCAGTAGCTAGCGTTTTTTGAACTCATTGCAAAGTTTTCTGGAATGGTATAAAGTATTATAGACAGGTTGTTTTCATGCCATACACCATCAACAATCCGCCTGCCAACATAAAGAGCTTGCCGAAAGGCGCACAGAGACTATGGATACGCACATTTAATAGCGTAGCGAAAGACACAGGAAGCGAAACATCAGCTAGACAAGCAGCTTGGGGAAATGTTAAGAAGAGATACAAAAAAGTTGGAGATAAGTGGGTGAGAAAGACAAACGGATCAGTAGGCACAATTCTGTCAGATAACTCGGTTAAATCTTATTTTACCGCAGAATCTGCCAGAGAAGGCGTGCTTCCGAGATTTAGGAAACAAATTCTTAAAAAGGGGGTTTTCACACATCCACAATTTCCCGATGAGAAGGTGACAATCGGGAATAAAGAGATTAAAGCAATTATCACCGCTTTTGATGCAGGGGCTTTCGACAAGGTTCCTGTGTTGTCTGGTACACATGATGAGGAAAAAATTGAGCGTACCGTTGGAGAGGTGATTGAACTACACAAGACTAAACTTGGTCTTGACGCTGTTGTTGAGATAGCAGATGAACTTGTCGTTCAAAAAATAAAAACAGTTGGCAGTAGTGGCAAAGGGTTGATTTCTTCTGTTAGTGTCTCAATCGGTCCAGTGACAACAGACGATGGCACTAAGTATAAACTAGCCCTATGGCATTTGGCCCTAGTAACTCACCCCCATTTTACTCAAATGGAGGATTTTGAGGAACTGGCGGCTAGACTGCCACATTCTGACGTTCGAATTTTAATAAATGCACAGGGAGGTAATAATGTAAATGCAGAAAATCTTGATGAGAAAACGATACATGTGCGTAAATCTTATTGGGATCAATTCTGCCAAAATTCTACAACTCACTATTGGATAAAAGAGATTCATGATAAGTATATCATAGTTTCTAGCAAGCAAGGTTTGTTTAAGCATCTATATTCCATTGATGGTGATGGTAACGTAGAGTTTGGCAACCCTGTGAAAGTAAAGACCAAATATGTTTCTGCGGAGGTAAAAATGGCAGATAAGAAAGCGACCAAGACCCAGAAGGAAGAAGTCAAGGTCGATGTACTCTCATTGCTTTCTGAACACGGGCTTAAATTTGAGTCTGTGGAGGCAATGAAAGAGTCTGTCGACAATGGTAATAAAATCGGCGAAATATTTAGTGAAGCAGGCATTGACAACGGAGATTTTGAAGGGTTGTCAGCCCACATAACTAACCTCTCGTCAGAGCACACTGCTTTGACCGATAGGGTCGCTGGTTTGGAACGATCTAATCTTGAAGTAAAGGCGGAAGTTGATGTAGCCAAGCACATGCGAGAAGGAAAAATCGCACCGGCTCAGAAAGAACATTTCCTTACCCTTCGTATGGAAAATCCCGACCTTTTTACTAATATGATGGAAACTGCACCGACAATCATTGACACTGAAGAATATGGTCACAATGACGGCCAATTCGACCATTCCCAAGGTAAAACTGAAGAAGAAGTACAGTCTGACGTAGAAAAATACAAGAGAATGTCTTCGATGGTTTCTACTGTCAACTCTAGCACTAACGGCAAAAGCGGAGGTTAAATAAATGGCTGAATTCACAGTATGGCAAAATTCTCAGCTTCTTGCTATTCTTCGGAATACAACGGGGTTGATGAAATATCCGGGAGGACTTCCAGTAGCTGCCAACTCACGAGCAATTCGTGATGGCGATATTATAGCAAAGAACACCAGCACTAATCAGGCTGTCGTTTGCAAGTTTAGTGAGTTGTCAGCAACTGCCGCTCAGAGCCAAGCGCTCTTGACGGTGGATGACGCTCATCCTTTCCAGGCCACTGATGTAATCACTAGGCTTGGAGCAGCGACTGAAAACCTTACAATATCGTCGATTAACTATGACACAAATGTCATAACTTGCACTGGTAACGTAGCGGTATCTGGTGGCTTCGCCGTTAACGATGACATTTTCTGTGCTACCAACGATCAGGATAATCCAATTGGCATCGCTCTTACGCCTATGGAGGATCGAAACGCCAGAAGGACTGGTCTCAACGCAAACTTGGTTACTGACCTGGTTCAGACTCGTCAATATGGCGATATAGCGATTCAGGGTGTATTCAAGCTGTCTGCCATACGCAATTTTGTTGTAGGCACTCGAATGGATACAGAACTTGGTGGCGCGGACTTGGCAGACAATGATACTTATGTCATTTCTTCTGTTCCAGCTACTAACTATTCACTGACATAAGATAAGGAGTATTATTAATGCCTGCTGAAATTGGATTGCTTGAATCCCGAGTAATAATGGACGTTGTCCAAGAATTTGAAGGTCCAGATAACCTTCTTGGTCGGGGGATTGTGGGTACGCCAGATAGCGACCCTAATCCGACTTGGGAATACGATATAATTAGACAGAGTCGTGGAGCACAGCTTGTCCACAATACGCCTAACTCTGAAGCGCAGATTCTTGATCAGCTGATCATCGGTCACGCTGAGGGTGGCTACGCATACATGCGAGACAAAAAGGTGTTTAACGCAACTACACTCCGATGGCTTCGAAGAGCCGGAAATAGTTCGGTTGCCGCTGGTCAGGCTGAAGCGAAAGTCTTGGAAGAACTTGAAGACATTCGTATGCAACACATGAGGGCGGAAGAGGTAGCTATATGGAGCATGTTCCAGGGCTCCTGGGCCTATACTATGGTCGGTGGCACAACTGTTACTGTTAACTATCAGTTGCCAGCCGCCCACTCACCAACTGTGTCCACCTCTTGGGGTGCTGGTTCTGATGATCCTATTGGGGACATTAGAGCATGGAAACAGTTAATGGTTCGTGATAGTGGTTTCCCAATTAGTGTGGCATATCTCAATGCCACCACTATGACCGTTTTTCTTAAACTTGCTGAAGTAGCAGCAGAATTGTCCGACCGTCAGAAAGATACATATACGGCAGAAGGCCGAGTACCACGGTTCTTTGGAATCGACTGGGTTGAGTATGATGGCGGATATCTTAATGCGGCTGGCACTTATGTGCCATATATTCCGAATGATCATATCATATTCCTTGCTCCTGGTGGCACACCTGCATGGAGAATGCTCTATGGTCCTTCCGGCGACGTTAGCGCACCTGACATGTGGACTGGTCCATATACCAAGTCCTGGGTTGAAGAGGATCCCTCGGGCAGACAGGTTCTTATGGAGAACCATTATATGCCAATCCTTCGTAAGCCCTTCCAGGTCATCGACGCTGACATAACTGCCTAGTATTTTATGAGAAAGGTGGGATAACGTGTCTTATAGAATAATTCTTGGCGGACTAACATTGGGTGGGAGAGTTTGGGAGGTGAATGAAACCTTTGAAGAACTACCTCCCAGCTTTCCATCCGATATGCAGGGACAGAAAGATAGGTGGAGAGGCAAAGTATTTTATGTGGAGGAGGGAAGTGAGGTAGACCTCTTTTTGAGGCAGGGCGGCCTCTCCACCCAGCTTGATGATGCTGGACAAACAATTACCTCAACGGTTACTGAGGAGCCGGTAAAGGATAGCGGCCCTATCGAAATGGCCCCTGAAACAGTTATAGACTTAGAAGCCGCCGATTCAATTCCAGATAACACTGAAACGGTTACTATGGTTGCAGATCCTCTCTCACCAGAAGGGGGTGACACAGATGCAAGCAGTGCAGACACAAACAAACCAAAGCGAAAGTCCAGTAAAAAGTCTCAAGGCAGTGCAAAGCCTAGAGCTAAGCGCACTAGGAAGAAATAGGAAAAAGAAAAAGAAAAAGAAGCCTTGGAAGAAGTGACACATGGCTACTATTGGACTTACAAGAAAACAGTTACAGGCCAGAACTAATGTAGTTGGTCTTAGGCAGGCGGCTGATGAAGATACAGTTGACTACTGGATATCAGTCGC